CATGGAATCAGAAAAAATTTCTGGCCCAGAAAAAATTTCTGACAATAAAAAACCCCCGTCGCCGGGGGCTAACAATGCGGGTTTGGGTGCGGGTCTAGTGAATTACTTGAGAGAGAAAGAAGGTGCTACGTTGGTGTCTCCACCGATCTCGAATTGGACCGGCTCCCCTACCGCCTCATTCAGTACAGAGGCGCGGAATGCTTCGAGAGATCCCTTGATCTCTGCTAGGCGGGTGATCTCCTCATCTAGTACTTCGAGAGCCTCTCCTACGGTGTCGCATTCCGATACATCAACGTGTTCGTGCGCATCAGTAAACGGAACATCCTGAGCAAAATCCCTGCGGATTACATCTCCGGCTCTCGTGATCGGAGGAGCTTTCGGGAACCGCTTCGCGTCTTCTGCTCTGACCAGCTTCCCGTCCTCGAAGCGCACCAACGCCATCTCGGCGTCGATTGTATCTGACATTACTTCGTGGTTCATATGCTCCACCAGAGCAGACATAAGCCCACCCATGCGGGTGAAATAAGACTGTACGGCTTTCTTCTTCGTGCTTGCTGCCGCCTCAAATGTGAGCATATAAAGCTCACGTAGGGAGTCGAACGCATCCTGACTCGATACTGCTACATAGATCATGTAGGCAACCAGCGGAGCAGCAGCGTTATCGGCATCTTTCTTGCGAGCGATACCGTTAGCCATCTTCTGTGCAATGTCCTGAATCTTCATTGTTGAATCGTCCTTTCAGAAATTTTTTCTGAGGTGATTGGAGGACGCGCCTCCGGCGACCCAACACCCAAACCCGAATTGTCAAACAACAAAGTAAGAATACCTATATACCAACAACTTGTCAAGCCCTTACTAGGGCGCATAGTAGGCATTGTTACAATACTGTTACATAAGAAAATATTTCTACAACTAGCCACCCAATGAGACAGGGTTTAGAGTGGTGCATGAATAAGCCAGACACCCTAACCCCTAAACAATCCGCGTTCGCCGGATTCGTTGCCAAGGGGTTGAGCTATTCCGACGCCTACCGCAAGGCGTACCAGACCAAAGCGTCCGACGCTGCCATCAACGTCGAAGCATCCCGTATGATGAAGAAGGAAAAGATACGGAAAGCAGTCGAGGATCTGCGGGCAGACAAGAAGGAAGCCAAGACGGCACACAAGCAACTGAGCCGTAAATGGGTGCTTGAAATGCTCAAGAAGGAAGCACTAGATGACGGCAACCCACCATCTACGCGAGTGCGGGCACTAGAGCTGTTAGGTAAGGCAGAAGGTGCTTTTGACGACTCCACAAGGATGATCGTGGAGCATAGGAGCCCGGAGGATATTGAGAGCGAGCTAGAGCGTAGACTGGGGAGATTGTTCGATAGCTGATAGCCCTTTTGTTGAGGGGTGAAAAGCGCACCAGATGCTCTGTCAGGCACCTAAAACGGTGAGCGTAGGGTCCTAGAAAAATTTTCTGGAGTGGTGTTCTCGCTTCTCCCTTCGACTAACCCGTACAGTCGCTTCTCCCTTCGACATACCCCTACGTTATGAATCGCTACTCCTTGCGATAAACCTACACGTACTCGCTTCCCCATTCGCTTCTCCCTTCGGTTAACCCCACCGTTATTCAGAAAAAATTTCTGGGTCCATGCTCTGCTCGGTTTTGTCCAGAAAAAGTTTCTGCATAAAAAAACCCCCCAGATGAATAATCTGAGGGGTGCTGACTGCGGGTCATGGGATGGGGCGGTTAGTTTAGTTTACCGTTTTAACGGCAAGGGAAGGTGCTGCGTTCGCGTCTCCGCGGATTTCGAACTCCGTCGGTGCACCGATTGCATCGTTCACAATCTTAGTGCGGTATGCTTCGAGCGAAGCGCGGATCTCGGCCATCTTGGTGATTTCTGTGTCGAGAACCTGCAGAGCCTCGCCCACGTTTTCGCACTCATCGAGTTCGAACATGAATTGGTTGTTCTCATGTTCGAAGTAGAATTTACCCTCGGTTTCTGCAGCCTCATCTCTCCGGATGGCATCCGCAGCCTTGGTGAACACCGGAGACTTCGGGTACCGCTTGGCACCTTCAGCCTGCCGACATTCGTCGTCGGAGAACTCGACAAGTGCGAGTTCATCTTCGATGACCGCCATCATGTCTGGGTGGCTCCCGTGGTCCACCAACGCCGCTAGTAGGCTCTTCGAGCGTGTGAAGTAGCTCTGTACCGCTTTCCGCTTCGTAGCGGGTGCAGCTTCGAACGTCTGGAGATACAGACGTTCCAGAGCGTCAAAGCCGTTGCCTTTTGTTGTCGTGACTGCGTGTACCATCATGGCGACCATTGGTGCGGATGCTTTCGCCGCATCGGTCGAACGTGAGATGATGCGCGCCATTGTGGTGGCAATTGTTTCAATCTTCATAATGTGGTTCTCCATTTGGCGCAGCTTGCGCCATGTGAACCCCATCCCATAACCCGTATTATCAATCAGCTTAAGGAAGGTAGTACAATCGACAACATTGGGAAGGGGCGTCGAGAAATTTTTTCTGGCTGTATACAACCTGCATACTTATTCAGGAAATTTTTCTACCGGCCACCCCCATCGACCCCCGGTAGGGGAGGGGAGGGGTCCAGAGGCTTCGGTGCTAGTCTGCGGGGTAGGTAACTTCTGCACATTCTGGGACATCATATGGGCAGCCTTTTCTCGTTTTGTTTTTCCTTTTGTTCAGTACACACCCCCTTGACAAAATTCAAAAAAAAAACCAAAATCTAAGGGCCTTTCCGCTAGTAAGTACTTAGTAAACACTTAGTAAGTACTTAGTAGTATATACTTAGTAAATTTACTTAGTTATATTTACTTAGTAAGTAGTTTTATTAAGGATAAGGTAAAGAGGTAGTTATTACCTAAGTAGTAATTACTATCTAAGTAGGTACTATCTATGGAAAAAAAGATTTTTCGCACGCTAGCGGCAGTGTGTGTTGTTTTTTTTACGTCTTGTACGACTGTTACAGCGCTAGATGTTGGTGATTGTACGTTTTTTGTAGGTCCTGACGACGATCTAGTTCTCTCGTATGAGGTTGTTTTGGCATGTGCTGGACTAATTGTGGTTAATATTGTCTAAGAATTACGATAGACAGTTTGGTTTGAAGGCCAGTTGGATCAGATCCTTGCCTTGTCATGCTTGTAATGCCTACCCACCCAGTGATCCTGCCCATATGAAGTCTCGTGGGGCTGGTGGTACCAGCGATCACCTTGTGCCACTTTGCCGAATGTGCCATATAGAGCAGCATGCAAAGGGTATTAAGACTTTTTTCGCAGGATTGGGGAGTGCCTCCCACTTGGACACCGCAGCCTCGTACCACAAAGAGTGGCTGGATGTCGAGGGCTGGACAGACCCGTCCTATAACCTTGACTTCTGAAGGCGATCTAAAGCCAATCGTTGTCTCGGAGGCAGTTGAGGTCATCTGGAAGGCTGTTGGGGCTTACATGGCCTCTACAGCGTCTCAGAGGGGTACTAGATCCTCCATCCGCCATCTCTACGAACCTCATGGACCGGGCAAGGTTCGGTATACAGGCCCCACTGCGGAGAACATCCTAGAAGATTATTTAGCCGGACTTGGTTATAATCGTTGTAGCAGGATGTGGCTTGATTTTTCAAGGGTTGTCATTGACCATGCCGAACAACAGCGCACGGGAGATCCTGAAGTGGCCTTCTGGTGCAAAATTAACAAAGTACCTTTCCAGCCATAGCCAAGCGGACTTGCTCAAAAAGCATGCAAGGCTGTTGATGAAGGCTCAGTTGCTTTCACTGGAAGAGAGGTACGATGACGCCTCTCCATACAGGCATGCTGCCGACGACATCCTGAAGTGGTTCGAGACTGGCAATGGAACAGAGCCTTCTAAATAAGATCAAGTCTCTGCCCGACAAGGAAAAGGCAGAGCTTCTCTCCTTAGTCGAAGAGTTGAACAAGGCCAAGGACAGGGTTGCAGCTCAGTCGGACTTCTTGTCGTTTGTAAAAGTGGTATGGCCTGCGTTTATTGAGGGTGACCATCACAAGGTGATGTCAAACGCCCTTAATAGAATTGCCGATGGGTCGTTAAAAAGACTTATTATCAATATGCCACCACGGCATACCAAGTCTGAGTTTGCCTCACATCTGTTTCCGGCGTGGTTCCTTGGCAAATTCCCTGACAAGAAAGTAATTCAGACCGCACACACGGCAGAACTCGCGGTCGGGTTCGGGCGTAAGGTGCGTAACCTTGTGAACTCCGAAGACTACCAAGACGTTTTCAAGGATGTCTCACTTTCCTCCGACTCAAAAGCTGCTGGTCGTTGGAGCACTAACAAGAATGGTGAGTACTTCGCTATTGGTGTTGGTGGTGCCGTAACAGGTAAGGGCGCAGACGTTCTGGTTATTGATGACCCGCACTCCGAGCAGGAGGCGGCGATGAACGATCCGTCTATCTACGACAAAACCTACGAGTGGTACACATCCGGGCCTAGGCAGAGGCTCCAGCCCGGAGGTGCCATTTGTATCGTGATGACCCGGTGGTCTAAACGCGATCTTACTGGGCAGATTATTAAATCGTCTGTAGAGCGTGGTGGGTCCGATGAGTGGGAAGTGATTGAGCTTCCTGCGATCCTACCTAGCGGCTCTCCACTTTGGCCGGGATTCTGGCCTATCAACCAGCTAGAGGCATTGAAGGCAGAACTACCTCTGTCTAAGTGGAACGCTCAGTACCAGCAGGACCCAACATCAGAAGAAGGTGCAATTGTAAAGCGGGAGTGGTGGCGCGAGTGGCCGGGAAGAAACCCCCCACCCTGTGAGTTTGTTATCCAGTCGTGGGATACCGCGTTTCTTGCAAAAGAAACAGCAGACTTTAGCGCATGCACCACATGGGGAGTGTTCTATGATGACAACGGTAACTCGAATATTATATTACTAGATGCCCTACAAGAAAGATTAGAGTTTCCTGACTTGAAGGTGCGGGCATACGATATGTACAAAGAATTTGACCCGGATGCTTTTATCGTAGAAGCAAAAGCAAGTGGTTCACCCTTGATATTTGAGCTTCGCAGAATGGGAATCCCTGTCAGTGAGTACACACCGAGCAGGGGTAGAGATAAGATTGCTCGCGTAAATGCAGTATCCGACTTATTTTCATCAGGACTTGTGTGGGCACCCAAGAAGAGATGGGCAGAAGAAGTTATTGAACAGTTTGCTGCTTTTCCTGCTGGAGACCACGATGATCTAGTCGATGCAAGCACTCAAGCATTGCTAAGGTTTAGACAGGGTGGATTCATTTCCTTAAACACTGACGAAAAAGAAGAGGAGTTTTTCCGTCACCGAAAGGCAGCGTATTACTAATGGCTACTACTGAAAGAGATTTCCTAGAGCGACTTGAGCGCAGCCGCATGCGAGATATTCGTCGCATAGCAGCCTCAACTCCTCGGAAGGTTGAGAGCGAAAGAAATATCTTTGATCGCGTAGAAGACTTTCTTGGTAGCAAAGAAGGAATCGCACTTTCCCTTGCCCCTCAAGCATCAATACCCGTAGGCTTGGCGGAAACCACCATTGGGCTTCGTAACAGAAGCATTCCTCAAACCGGATTAGGCCTTCTTGGTTTACTTCCAGTTGTAGGGGGATTAGCTAAAAAAGCTGCATTAACAGGGCCTATGGCACGATTTGTCACCAGAGAAACGGTGAGGCCTACGACGGTGGCGGCGCTCGAAAAAGGATTACTGGAATCTGGTCGAGCGACTATCAAGGCACGCCCGAATGGGAGCAAGGTGTGGATTGAAACCACAGACCACCCTGATTTTGTAGACATTTATGATGATGCGGTTGGCGGGTTTGTGACCGATGCACCTCGATCCAACTTGGATGAGCTTCTGGATGACTATTCCTACCAACGGAAGGTGATACCCGAACCCGAGATTGCACCTAACTCACTTATTGATATTGATAACGATCTACTGCGTACTGCGGCTGAGTCCACCAGAAAAGCCCCTCGGGAAGCGACAGGGGACGTTGCGCTTATGCGCGTGGGCGAACCCTCGCAAATGGATAAGCTTGTCTTGGCCGCGGGAGAAGGCGACGAGACTGCGACTCGGACTCTGCGGGATGTGAAGACGGCTTATGGTCCGGTACGCACTGCCCTTAAAGACCGATTCGGTGAGACTG